GCTGCGGGCCTGGGACGTGGTGGTTCGCCAGGCGCTATGGTCGGGAGCCGCGCCGTGCTGGTGGGAACTAGTGGACGTAACGATGGCAGCGGTGGCGCTCACCGGGCTGGTGTTGGCCTTGGCGTGGGCGATGCGGGAGAGAGGGTGAGAGAACAGACGGCGCAAGAGAAGCGCGCCCTACTGGTGCGATTCGTGCGGACGGTGGCCGGGCTATTCGGAGCGGCGGTCGCGACGTTGTATGTGTTGCGTGGCGGCGGGCGACGGCCTGACTAACGGTGAAGCACTAGTGGGTAAGCCTCTCTACACCAGCAAGCAATTCATAGACGCCATACCTGGCACGGGCGGCATCGTCACGGCCATTGCGCGGCGGGTGGGCTGCGACTGGCACACGGCACGAAAGTACATCGATGAGCACCCAACCGTGGCGCAAGCGTACCAGAACGAGTGCGAGAGTGTGCTGGACATGGCCGAGGCCAAGACCATCGAGCTAATCGAGTCCGGCGACCAGCAGATGATCCGCTACTACCTTAGCACCAAGGGCAAGCGGCGGGGCTATGTGGAGCGGCAGGAAGTGACGGGCGCTGAGGGCGGCGAAGTGGTATTCCGCGTGGTCTATGGCGACGGCAGTTGAGTACCGCATACGCCTGCCCAAGTATCACGCCAAGCAGGACTCCTTCATTCGCAGCGCCGCGAAGCGGAAGGTGGTGCTGGCCGGGCGTCGTGGGGGCAAGACGACGGGGTGCGCGGCCTTGGCGGTGGAGAGCATGTTAGCTGGGCGTCGCATCCTCGAAGCGGCTCCAACGTCCGACCAGACGCGCGTGTTCTGGGAGGCGTGCAAGAAGTACCTGGCAGAGCCGCTAGCCGCTGGCGAGGTCTACAAGAACGAGACCGACCGCGTGCTAGAGGTAGTGCGCACGGGGGCGCGCATCCGCACTAAGACGGCGTGGGATGCTGACTCGTTGCGCGGCGACTATGCCGACCTGCTGATCCTGGACGAATACGCGGAAATGGACCCGTCGGCGTGGGAAGTGGTAGGCGCGCCGATGCTGCTGGATAACGACGGCGACGCGGTGTTCATATTCACGCCCAAGAGCCGCAACCATGCCTTCCGCATGTACCAGCGGGCCATCTCGGACGACACGGGGCGCTGGGCCGCCTGGCACTTTACCAGCCATGACAACCCGTACCTGAGCGAGTTGGCTCTAGCCGAGATCACCCAGGACATGACGGCGGACATGTACCGCCAGGAAGTGATGGCGGAGTTCCTGGAGAACGAGGGCGCGGTGTTTCGCAACATCGCCGCCTGCCTCACGGCACCGGCCACCACGCCCGCCGAGCACGCCGGCCACCACATCACGCTGGGAGCGGACTGGGCGCGGCAACAGGACTTCTCCGCGTTCTCGGTGGTGTGTCGCGACTGTCGCATGGAAGTGGCGCGGGACCGCTTCAACCAGATCGACTATCACTTCCAGGTGGCCCGACTGAAAGCGCTCTGCGACCGATGGGGTGTGGCGACGATTCTTTGTGAGACGAACAGTATTGGCGCGCCGGTGCTAGAGATGCTTCAGCGCCAGAGTTTGCCCGTGCGCGGCTTCGCGACGACGGCTACCAGCAAGCCGCCGCTAATCGAGTCGCTTGCCCTCGCCTTCGAGCGGGAGGAATGCCGCTGGCAGGCCGACCCGGTGTGGACGGGCGAGCTTGAGGCTTACGAGCGCAAGGTCAGCGCCACAACGGGCCGCAGCCAGTACAGCGCCCCAGAGGGGATGCACGACGACACAGTGATCGCGCGGGCGTTGGCGTGGGAAGCGGTACAGAGCGTGGGATACGCCGGGCGCTTGCCGGCGCAAACGAGGAAACCGGTTCTGGCCGGCATGATGAGGAGGGTGTTCTGATGCGCTGGCCGTGGCAGCCTCGTTTGGCCGAACCGAGTGAGCCGAAGGTGAAGATGCCCAAGCTCGATGAGCTGGGGCGCATCGGCACGCCGTTCTTCAACGGCATCACCGCCGACGAGTACAACAGCGACCTCCAGGGGCAGCGGGGCATCGAGACCTACGACAAGATGCGCCGCAGTGATGCCCAGGTGCAGGCCGTGCTCTGGGTGTGCGAGCTGCCGATCCGGTCGGCGCGGTGGGCAGTAGAGCCGGGTGGCGACGATGCCAAGAGCATCGAGATTGCCGAGGCGGTCGAGGCGAACCTCCTCGAAGAAATGTCGATCACCTGGGATGACTTCCTGCGGCACGCGCTGCTGATGCTGCCGTTCGGCTTCATGGTCTTTGAGAAGGTGTGGGAGCGACGGGACGGTGGGCTGCGGTACCGCAAGCTCGCCCCGAGGATGCCGGCCAGCATCGACAAGTGGGACATGGAGTTGGACGGCGGACTGAAGGGCGTTCAGCAGCTGGTGTGGGCTAACGGCACGTTTGAGCGGCCGTACATCCCCATCGAGAAGCTGCTGGTCTTCACCAACCGCAAGGAGGGGGCGAACTGGGCCGGGATGAGCCTGCTGCGGGCCGCCTACAAACACTGGTACTACAAAGACAACATGTACCGGGTGGACGCGATCGCCATGGAGCGCCACGGCGTGGGGGTGCCCTACGTCAAGATGAGCGCCGAGGCGGCGGTGGAGGACTACGAGGAGGCGGCGGACATTCTCCAGTCATTGCACGCCCATGAGCGCAGCTACGTGGTGGGCAAGCACTGCTGGGAGGAGTTCTCCATGGTGGGCATCGACCGGCCTACGCAGTCGGTCGTGTCACTGAAGGACTCCATTCAGCACCACGATGTGATGATCGCCCGCAGCATCCTGGCGCAGTTTATCAACCTGGGCAGTACCGAGACCGGCTCGTATGCACTCAGTGAAGACCAGAGCAGCTTCTTCCTGATGGCGCTGCAGGCGGTGGCGAACCAGATCACCGACGTGATGAACACTTATGCCATCAAGCCGCTAGTAAACGTGAACTGGGGGCCGCAGGACAAGTACCCGCGGCTGACCTACTCCAAGCTGGAGCAGCGCGACCTGTTTACGTACGGCGACGCCATTCAGAAGCTGATCAGCAGCGGGGCGATCGTGGTGGACGAGGGGCTGCGCGACACCATCCGCGACCTGTACGGGCTGCCGGAAGAACCAGATACGCTTGAGGTGGTAACGCCCGCGCCAACCGCGCCAGAGCCTCCACAGCCGGAGCCGTCGCCACCCGCGCCCGATGCGGACGAGGAAGAGGATGCCGACGAGCAACGCGCAGACGCTGAAGCGACGCTCTCCGAGCCGCACAGTTGCGGACACACCCACCAGCTCAATGAGGAGCCGTTCTGGCGACCATTGCGGGCGACTGAAGACCGGATGCTCCTAGAAGAGATCGACAACATTGTCGAAGAGGGCCGGGCGGCGTACGTGCGGGCGGCGGAGAGTGTGGCGGCGCGGCAGATCGACCGGCTTGTTGAGCTGGCAGTGCCGCTCGTCGAGAGCCGCGAGCCGGACAAGGTAACTAACCTCAGCGCGCCGTACAAGGCGGAGATGGCGGGCGTGCTGACCGGCGTGCTCACTGACCTTTATCGGCGCGGCTATGACGGGGTGTTATGGGAGCGGTGGCGAAAGACCGCCCAGCCGGCGGAAGCGCAGCTGACTCTGGATGACCCGGTGAATGCCCAGCCGTACCTGGAAGCGAAGGCCCGCGCGGCAGCTCAACTGCTCGGATTGCGGCTGGTAGCGGCACTGGTGTGGGAGTCACTAGACCAGATCAAAACGGGCACCCTAGACGTGGACGCGCTGCGGGCGGTGATGGAGACGCTGAGCGCGCGGGAGTTGCTCAAGAGTGCCCAGATTAGCGTCGGTGAGGCAATCAGTTTTGGGCGGCGGGACGCGGCGGAGAGCATCCGTGACGAGATCGAGTATGCCCAGTACAGCGCCATCCTCGACCGGCGCGTGTGCGAGGTATGCGCAGGTTTGGACGGGCTCGAAGTGAGCCTTGATGACCCCCGCTACGAGCAGTACATGCCGCCGAACCCGGAGTGCCTGGGCGGGGATCGCTGCCGGTGTGTGTGGATTCTGGTGTTCAAGGGCGAGAAGCCCGCGACGGTGTAGCGGACACGCCAGCAGGCGTGCCTAGCGGTGAGGATAGCCATGGACAGGTTCATCGTTCTTAGCCTAGCGGACGTATCGCAGTCGTGGGCGCAGGTGCTGCGCGCCGGCCACTTCGTGCACTCCGCCTATGGCGACTTCGACGTGACGCCAGACGACTTGGCGAGCATGGTGGCCAACTTCCAGAGCGGCGTCCGCCCGAAGGCCCCGACGCGGCTGGTGGTGGACTACGACCACGGAGAGCTGACGGGCAGAGCGGCCGGTTGGGTGACCGACCTGGAAGTGCGCGCCGGCGGCACTGAGTTGTGGGCGCAGGTGGAATGGACAGACGAAGCGGCCGAGCTCATCCGTCGCCGGGAGTACCAGTTCACGAGCGCGGAGTTCACGTCCCAGTACGTGGACAAGGAGGCCGGTGAGACGCGCGGGGCCACGTTGCTGGCCTTCGCGATCACCAACCGACCGTTCGTCGAGGGTATGCAGCCACTGGCTCTCTCCGAGCAGGTGAGCCAGGCACTGTTGGCATCCGACGCGGCAAAGCCCCGAGCGGCAGCGCCAGTAGCAGATACCGGGGTGAAGTCCCGAAAGGAGAACACCATGGAAGAGCAGATCAGGACTCTGCTCAAGCTGGACGAGAACGCCGACGTGCTCGCTGCCGTGAAGGCGCTGCGCGACAACCGCACGATAGTGCTGGAAGAGCGAGACACGGTGACGGCCAGGCTCACCGAGGTGAGTGCCGAGCGCGACGACCTGAAGCGGCAGCTGGGCGAGGCCAGTCGCGATGCACTGCTCGCCAAGTACGAGCAGGAGGGGAAGCTCACCCCGGCGATGCGCGAGGCGTGGGCCGCCGAGATGGCGCTGAACGAGCCGGAGCGGTTCGCCGCGCTTATGGACACACTGCCGGTGGTGGTCGACCTCACCGAGCGGGGATCGGACAACGGCGCGGATTCCGGTGACACCAAGCTGACCGAAGCTGAGATTAGCCTCGGGAAGCAACTGGGCATCAGCGAGGCCGATCTGCTGAAGGCGAAGGGCCGCTAGGCGCGGCTGACGCGCATAGTAAGTAGAGCTAAGGAGACCATACAGTGACTGCACTGAGTGCGGATAGGCAGGTTGAACGATACGAGGGCGAGATCATTGCCCTCACGGTGAAGGCGGCCACCACGATCTACAAGGGATCGCTGGTGAATGTGGACTCCACGGGCTACGCGGTGCCGGCAGCGAACGCCGCTAGTGTGGTGTTCATGGGCGTGGCGATGGAGGGCGGCACGGCGGGGCAGGTCATCCGGGTCTACCGCCGGGGCATCTTCAAGTTTGCGATCCCGGCCACCGCCACCGTCGCCGACGTGGGACAGCGGGTGTATGTCGCCGACAGCGCTACCGTGACCAAGACGGCGGGCAACGGCGTATACGTGGGCCGCATCATTCAAGTCGACAGCGCCACGAGCTGCTGGGTTGACCTGGAGTACGGCGCGCCGGCTACCGGCACGGTTGCCGACCGAAGCATCCTGAGCATTCCGGTGAAGCTGGCGGCGGTGAAGGCTGACGGCGATGTCGTGACGACCTTCACGCCGGGGTTCGCCGGCACTATCGAGAAGATGGACTTCGTCGTCACCGACCCGGCTACCACGGCGGACAAGTTGGCGACGCTGAACCTGGAGATCGGCACGACCGATGTCACGGGCGGCGTGGTGAGCCTGACCTCGGAGTCGGGCGGCGCTACGTTGACGCTGGGCAAGGTCATTGCGGGTACCGCCATCACGGGCAATA